GATTTTAACTCTAAATTTTCCTCTTGTATCGTGCCGTCTATTGTGGTTGTGTGACATACAAGTTCGCCTGTTATTTTTTGGTCTTTAACATAAGCTGTTTTTCCGCTTAAAATATCAGAAGCTTCGGCTGTAGCGTCTGACGTATCAGTACCACCGCCTTTAGGAATTTGATCTAGTATCATGACGCAGCAACCCCCTGTTTAACAACTACAATAGGTATATCTATCTCTGGACAATCTGACGCTTCAAAACCTAAAGTGTTTTCAGATTGTGATATGCAAGCTATCTTGGCTTTTATTGCAATGTCCCTGTTCACCATTGTCATTGTTCCAAGCCCAACCAATACTATGTCATTAGCTTTGACTCCTTGAGCCGACATGGTTTGTGTATAAACCAGACCGTCTAAACTTGTCCAACCGCCTCCCTTAAGCACTCCGGTTATAGCTGTTAAATCACCTTCTCCGCTTTTTGCATAGTTTTCGGCCTTAACTTTATCAATTACGTTATTAAGACCGTCTTCCAGATTGCTAAGTGATGCTAATTTTTCCATATTTCCTCCTTTCGAATAAAAAATATAAAAACTTAAAAAAGAAAACCCTATAGTGGCTATGACACCACTATAGAGTGAAAGAAAGGAATGTTACTCGGCATCTATGACATTAGACTTGTCCTGTGCCGTGCAGATATCCTCGATCTGCTTTAAGCAGCATGTCTCAAGGTCTGCATTAGGGTCAATATCACGATATGGTATATATCCGTCAACGCGCTGTGTTATCCACAGTTTGCCATTAAGATATATGTCGTACCCGTTATCCAAGATAATATAACCTACCGGAAGATCATTGAATTTAAACATAGAATCCTTAATCATTTTGATTTCTCCTTTCAATTTGTGGTTAATGTGTAATCTTACAGGCTATGAAGGCGTGCGATCATCGCTTCAACTTCGGCAGATGTTGCCTGAACCATACCGTCAAGCTTCTCCTTATCAGCAGCACTCATTGTACCGGCATTTCCACCAACACCTGAAGCAGAAGGCGATGCTGCTACGACAGAAATCTGGTGGTTGGATACTGTAACAACAGTACCATCGCCTGTGTAAGCTGTAACATCGGCATTGTCAAGCTTCTCCTTATCAGTTGCACTCATAAGACCATTAGCTGAAGATGTAGCAACACCATAAGCGGCGGCATATACATCAAACTTGTAAGAAGGTGTATCTGTCGTAGAGGTGTCAATTACCCAAATGTTTGCACCAGCGGGTATAACCAGACCGGCACCATCAACAAAGTCGGTCGTTGTTGTGATTGTTTCTGATAAGTTGTAAACCTTACCCTCATTTGCTGCAACAAGAAGCGAGGATACTACTTCGGCTGCGGTAAGAGATCCGCCAGGTCTTACTGCTGTGGCCTGAGATTCAGCTATAGCATTATCTACCTCTGTCTTTGTATAAGCATCTGCGATGTTATACCCAGCAAGGCTGGTTGCTTTGTCCGCCTTACCATCAACATCGCTGTCGAGCTTCAGAAGGTTTCTTTCAAGCACTGTCGCCTTGTCTTCAATTACATCCACTTTAGCAGCAACTTGTGACATTTGTTCGATGTTTGCATACGCTTCGCCTTTAACGGAATCGATCACATGATTAAGACCGTTTTCAAGATCAGTAAGAGTTACATACTTTCCCATATTTTTTCCTCCTTGTAATTATGAAAAAGACAATAAGTTACTTATTTAAAGCGAATGGAGTTTTGAGATCATATCATCAAATTCTTCCTGACTTACCGGTGCGTCATCGTCGCCGCCGAGTTTCTCCCATCCGTCGGGTTTACCAGTAAGATTTATCCATTCGTCTTTAACATTTCCTTCTTCCGGTGACTCACTTGGTACTATGTATATTGTGGAAGTTGAGATATTTTCCGTAGGAAGTTCATCTACCACTGCCTTTTTATTCATAGGACCAGATCCAGGTTCTCCGCCCCCGCCACCGCCTCCTCCGCTTTCTACGATTTCGCCGAGGAGTCTTTCAATGTTCTCCAAATGTGTATCCTGTCTTGAAAGTCCCATATCGTTCACCTTTCAATAAAAATTTAGCCAGCAGCTACAGCAGCGGCCTGCGAACCTGATCCAGCCCATGCGACGAAACGACCAAGCTGCCCAACCGCCCATACCATCATTGTTTGTAAGTGCAAGAACATCACTTGCACTCTATCCACCGGCGTCATTCATAAGACAACTCCTTTCGAAAAAAAATAAAATTGACAAGTTACTTTTAAAGATTGCGCATTCTTTATTTTATGGAATTAAAAAGCGACGCCGCATTTTTAACAAAGTTTTTAATGTCGTCGTCACTCATTCCTCTTTCTTTTGCCGCTTTGAGAAACATCTCAGCATTATTCATCGGATCGGGATTTGTTCCTGTTAAAGTTTTTTACCGTTTGATACAGCTGGCTTATTTGCTGTGTATTGTCCGGATTCGTTCGGTTCATTTGATTCGCCGATATTGTTTGCTGAGGCAGCGGTGAAGTTTTGAATAAACTCTTTGACATCATTAATACATAGGTTTAATCTCTATAGCACGTTTTATATAATCTTTAGAACCTTCAAGCTCTTCCTTTATATGAGATTTAAAATATTCAAGATCCATATGTTTTATCTCTTTTTTTATGTTAAATTGTTACCTTGTATCACAACATTTACAGGTACGTTGATTGTTGGCAATTCTTCAGCTTCGAACGTAAGTGTGTTCGTACCTTGAGCCACACAAGTTATTTGAGCTTTGAGAGCAAGCTTCTTATCAGCTTTGGTCATCGAACCATAACCTACAATCACAATATCCGTATTCTTAAGACCTGATACACTAAGCGTTTGGACGTAGATATCATCGGAAGCCGTCCAACCATTCGCTATAAGTGTGTATTCTCCAGAATCAAGCGTTAACTTATTCTCAAGTACTGTAAGCTCGTTTCTATCTATAGCCGGAACACCTGCGAGAATATCCCATTTGCTTTGTGCTGTCCAATAGACATTTGCTCCCGGGGGTATAACATGACCTGCGCCTTCAGCGAATCTTGCATCTGTTACAAACTCGTTTGAGATGTTGTACATCATCCCAACAACTATATCGTTTGTCGGAAGTTGTGAGAATGTTATAGTACCCATTGGAATGAGCGAGTTGCCTGAAAGTCCTTCGACTAATGATTTCGCTTGAAGATACCAATAATACGCATTATTATTATCAGATCCTGATGTTTGAGTCCCGTTCGGTCCAATGGCCCACGATTTAGCGGCATTAATATAAGATTGCATCATGCTGGTTACATTCGCAGTCGCTTCAGTAGCCGCCGCAGTAGCAGCTTGCCTAGCCTGCTGCGAAAAATACTTTGCATTATTAGTATCAGATCCTTCTTGATCACTGCTTCCGTTCGGTCCAACAGCCCATGATTTAGCTTTATCAGATGCTGCATTAGCTGCTTGCTCAGCCTGCTGCGAAAAATACTTTGCGTTATTGGTATCAGATCCTTCTTGATCACTGCTTCCGTTCGGTCCAACAGCCCATGATTTTGATTTATTAACATAAGTGATGGCGTCGTTTTTCGATTGTTCGGCTTCAGAAGCATATCCACTTGCCGCTACAGCACTCGCCGCAGCACTTGTTTGTGAAGATACAGCTTGAGTATACGCTGATGAAGATTCGCGATTCATAGCTTCAATACCATCAGCTATAGCCCCTCGAACTTCTTCTCCATATATCGCTTCCCTAATAGCTTGTATTTTATCATCTATATTAGCCATTGGCATCACCTTCTTTTACTGGCGCTGGTTGCATTTTAATGATGGTTATCTGAGCGAGTATATTTTTTAGTATAAGTTCTACAACAGCTGGATTAAGTTGAGACTCGTTTATAATCTCTATGATCCGGTTGGACGTATTATCAATAACAACGCTAACATCTTCATTCGTTTGTTTCATCTTCTCCGACATATAATACCCCTCCTGACGACTTGCTTTTACTACCGCCACCATTTATTTTTGTTTTTTTTAAATCATGCGGTATTTCTATATCACTATCACCACCATTCATTTTTTTTCTATACTCTATATACTCATTATGAGTTTTATCGTCCATCTATTTTTTCCTCTCCTTTTAATCGATTATCAAACCACCACAAACACTTTTAAGACTATAGGAATTAGTGGTCAGCACGTCTTTATCGGTATAATTATAATGACACCCACTAATAACGGTATGCCATGCTCCAGATCCGTCATAAGTCCTCCACGTATCACCATAATCTTCGGATATTTGCAAACATCCGTTCATACTTCTTATATATATGACGTCAAAATCTATTGTAAAACTTGTTAAGCATCTTACATAGTCGAGATCCGATACACATAGTGCATACTTTCCTTTATCTGAATAAATCGCTTTACTAGTATCATATCCTAACCAATAATTTTTATCGTTGCTGTCATGTCGTATCCATAGTTCTCGAGCATTGAATGCTACAACATCAGACCATGTATGCTCGTCAGAAGTATATGCCCCACCTATAGTCAATCCTCTTCCACTACCGGTAAAAACATCATCCATACTGATTAAAGCTTTTATTTGATTTATAGATGTTCCATCACCGTCGTATACGGATATATACCCATTAGAAAACGTCATTGTAACTGATTCATTGTAGCTTTTAATATTTACTAAATTAGCATCCAACGTTCCCGTTTTAATGTAATTAGCATTTATAGCACCATCCATAGTCATAGCAAGTCCAAATGTTCTACCGCCATCGCTACTATACCCAAGACCATTGATATTCCATCTCCACATCCTATTACAATGAGTGTAGTCTGCGGTATCCGTAATGTAAAGTTCTTGCGTATTTTCTCTTGTTTTGGTTATGGTAATATAACCACTTGTGGCAGATTTGATCAGCTCTGTGGCTGTTTGATTGGCTTGATATCTTATCTCAGGAAGTACTGTGGTTCTGATGTTTGAAGATATCGAATTGGAGTAGGCACTTATAGATGATACCTCATCATCAAGACCTAAACTGTACTTAGTATTACCCGGATTATCAAGGGGTATTTCTACTAAGGTTACAGGAAAGAATTTATCGAGACCGTGTGGATTTGATTTTACTCTGACATTGCTTAAAAACTCAATCTCAGATTCGTTAACGTTCAAGGTACTTAAATCGACAGCAGTTACCGTGAGCTTCATTTTGCCGAATTGTACATCCGATAAGAACTCCCGTGCTTTTGAAAGAAGTTCTTCATCATCAGTGATCGTATCGAAATGCTGCACTCTTTCTATCCATCCATAAGCATCAATGGCCGATTGATTATAAATATAATTGCGTCCACCATTAACGTCGGTTATATCAAGATAACCTTCGAGCCCATCAACATCCCCTTCTTCATACCGTTCACCAAGCGGTATAAGAACTGTACAAAACTCACTTTCGTCGTAGTTTACTACAAAATCCATAAGATTTCTTCCAAACTCTATAATCTGAGTCGATGTCGTGGGGTAATCTTTAAGATAGTCCAAATATCTTTTGTCGTTTTCGTATCTTATTCTAAGATGACCTCTAAGTTCCTGTTTTTTATCATTGTTCGGATCTGTAGATTTGTTTATAAGTTTTTCGGCTATACAATTAAAAGTGGTATCGAAATTCGTATAAATATAAATGTCGGTATCGTATTCATCGTCCCCACTTTCATCTATCATATCGGTCGTAACTGTTACATTCCCTAATAAAAATTGTTTATCAGGTGTTACATGACTATTATGATATGATAAAATGGTATTTAAAAAAGTTCTAACAGTCGGATTAATAAGCTCTCTTTGTGGTTGTATTGTATCGTTAAGACAAGCTAAAATCCCTTCGCATGTTATCACTCGTTCTTTTCTAAAGTTTCGTTGTTCTGATAAGATTCGCCCTTCCCATACCATTTCATCTCTTTTAAATATCTTTATTCGAGATGATAAACGCTCTACGACACTGTATCCAATGTTCGATTGTGTCATTGTAAACGTCAATGTACCGGCTGTATTATCCTCTCTTCGCCATATCGGATTAACCAATTTATACTCAGTAAGATTTGAAAGATCGTCATAAATACATAGATCATCTGCAAAAATCTTATACATTTAAAATCTCCCCTTTCTAAATTCTATACTAAGTAGTCCCAAACCGTTAAAATAAAGCTCACTTTCAGTGGGTCCATAAAGCATTATATCGTGTATCACATTATGACCGATAGAAAGCGGATGTTCGACTCCATAAACGCCGTTTTTAACTTTTATCGGGTATGACATGGAACTTACAATAAAATCCGGGCAGATTGGAGCACTTCCACGTTCTTTTTGCGGTATTCTTACAATGTTATAACTAGTAGTGCTCGGATTATTTATTATTATGTCTTTGTATTTGGCGGAGCTTATCATGTCTTCATTGAAATTGAAGCTGTCCCATAACCATCCGGTATCGGACGATGAAAGGACAGACCATTTGTACGGATTTACTCTATATTTTATAGTAATCGTACTATGATGTGCATCGGGATTCCATTTGTCAATCCAGAATCTCCCATCGTAATAATATTTTGGATCATCTTCCAAAATAGCATGTAATCTTTTTCCATGAATACATTCCATGATATCGGAATAAATATCCATCCAATAATAACCGGTATACTCATTAAGTACATAAAAATCAAACGTTCCCTCTCTATCGTTATATACTGGGTAACCGGTTAAACTTTCGGATACGTCCAGGGACCCATCAGCCCCTGGAATATCCAAAAAAGTTGTCTTTTGTGTTGGTGCGGCAAATACTGGTCTTTCGCAAGGGACCAATTTCCAATCGTCATATGTGTTTTTTTCACCAAATATAATTGAATGGTACATTATAGTCCCCTCCTCTTATTGGCCATTATTCGTCCCATAGCGTTGTCTATAGGACCTGCAAGCTCTCCAACAAGTGCTCCCGAATCGAGATAAATTTGCATATCTCTCATTGATGACGAGAGTTCGTTTATCCGTGAATTAAAGTCGATTTGCATTGCTTGGATTGCCCCAACTACGTCTTTGTTTGATTTGTCATCGAGCGAAACGATTATGTTTCTATTTGTGTCCATGGTAGCTGAAACGTCGAGCGCTCTTGCACGTATATCAGATACGTCAAGTGTCGGATGTATAACTGGCGTAAAGGTTTTATTGTTTGCTAAAATATCATTCATGTCAGAGAACGTATCATATATTCTATCCGTTATGTCTCCTCCGACATTTGTGGCAGCTCTCGATACAGAGTCTTTATAACTTATAAGTCCTCCTATCAGTCCAAGATCGAAGAACTTGCCTAATTCCTCAGCTTTCTTCGAAGGTGAGTTTTCATCAAGTTCTTCTTTCATAGCGTAGTACGCACTACTTGCTATAGACCTTGCAGCCGACTCAACAAGAGATCTTGTTCTATCAAGTCCTTCTGCTAATCCTTCGCCAAGGTTTTCGCCTAATGTCATACCTTTTTTAGTATTGACATAAACCTTAACACCGTCTTTTAACGATTCGCCTGCCCGTTCTCCAATATCACCACATTTATCATCGCTGAGAGCGTTTTTAAGTCCTTTTACAACACCATTACCTAATGTTTTTCCAGACTTTTTACCGTTCTCTTCATTAACATGATTGTTAAATGATTTTAAGGATTCTTTACCAGCTTCGCCAAATCCCTTTTCGCCTGTGGTTTTAGCAATATTGGAAGCGCTATTTATAGTCAGCTTCGTATTTATATTGACATAATCCTTACTCTCTTTCGATACTATCTTGTCGCCAAAAGAAGTATATGCGATCACAGCAAGATCTGAATAAGAACCATGACATGTCTTGCCTACATCTTCTTTTCCACCAGCAAACGTTTTGGTATCGAGTTCCTGTACAACCTTTAAGTTACCAGCAGATCCGATTGTTTTTCCATAGCTTTCGACACTTTTATTAGCTACCACGGCAACCGATGCTGTTATAGCATTAGCTACTGATTCTGGCATCTTAAAAGCTTCTTCGTACTGCTGGTTTATAGCTTGTCTTTGAGACGACGACATTTGCATAAGCGCAGCAACTTTGTCCATTGAATCTGGTCCTGCTTGAACTAATTCGTTCAAGAAATTATACCCAATATCTCCAGACTTTGAAAGTTCTTCAATATTATCACGCCATTGTCTTATAGAATTTATCCTATCTTGAAAACCTTTGATTATGGCATCGCTATTCATTTGTTGCTGTCTGTCGAACTCTTCCATTATCAATCTACGAGTTTCGGAGGAAGCTTCAACAAATGCTTTGGCGTATTCGCTTCCCGCTTCTGCACCCATATTTTTAAGAGTAACATAAAGCGGATTACTGCTGCCTATTTGTCTTCGAATCTTCTCTAAATTATCATCCCATTCTTCCTGAATATTGGTATTATTCTTCAAATCTTCGAGCCAGATTTCAGCAGGATTTTTTACAGCGCCTAAAGACCTTTCATATTGTTCGCTTATGTATTTAATATCGGCATCTGTTGCTACTATGAGTTCGTCGTAATAGCTCTTAAACTCCGTATAACTTGTTTCCTTAAGTTTATTTATAAGAAGCTCTGACACTCCTTTGGTCTTAAGTTGTGCAAGTTTCTTTTGCATATCGTCGTAGTTCGCAACAGTCTCTTCGATTCGCTGTTTGAAAGTTTTGTTAGTCTTCTTTTCAACCTCTAAATTTGTCGATTCTGTCAAAGAATTCTCAAGCGATGCGGTATACATCTTAACTACTTTATTAAGACTAATCGAATCCATATTGAGTAGCATCTCGACAAAATCGTAAGCATCTATGCCAGAATCTTTTATAGCTTGAAGCATGTTTTCTGGCACTTTGGTCGCAAGTTTAGACACATTGTCCAAATGTTTCCCGTACTTATCTACGGTATGTTCCATCTCTTCTTCAGCTTTCGCAGACTCATACGCAGCTTCTTTAGCAATATATCCATTGTATTCAAGAATCTGAGCACTCGACATCTTAAGAAATCCTCTTATCTGACTAAGACTGCTCGTACCTTGTGATCTGAGTTGTTCTATCATACGTTCATCAAGACCTTTAGACTGAAGATCTGCAATTCCTTTTTGGAATTCTTCATAAGCTGTGATTTGACTTTTTGCATTCTTAAGAAGCCGTCTTGCACTAACTGTACTTACTCTTCCAAACCTTTCAAGAAGTTGTATTCCAGTATCAACGCTGGTATTAAGTATTCCAAATGAATCGCTTGACTTTTCTAAAGATTCTGACAATTCTTCGGTCGTAGATATAAACGAATCGTTAAACAAATCGTAAAGTACTTCTGTATCCCTTGTTAAGTTGTTCGATTTTGATTTTCTATTGAACCCTTCGAAAATTTTATCGAACGATATCTTAGAAAACGATAAGAATTCTTTTATCGTATCTTTGATTTGGTTTCTTAACTTCTTAAGGGCTTTCTCAGGTCCTTTACCCATCTGCTTAGCTATTTTTTGTATGTTTTTTTGGATAGCAGCAGCTTCATTAGCATATGCTTTTTCACGTTCTTTCGCTGCCTGCTTTCGTTTAGCACTCGCTTTAGGATCGTTTATTATAGCTTGTTGCTTTTTTGTCTTCTCCTGAAGTTTGTCAAGCTTTTTAAGCTGTTTATCGATTTCCTTATTATTATTCTTGTACTCATCGGTCTGCTTATAAAGATAATTACCAAGACCCCCTATAGTTTTTATAGCGATATCTCCGGCTTTCTTACTACCTCCAAGATCTTTCTTAATAAGCTTTATACTCTCGCTCATGGAAGTGAATTTCGGATCATAAGCCTCGATAAACTTCGTAGCAGCTTTTGGAACAGACTTTAACACTTTTTCAAGCTTCTTGGTATCTATTATTGCATTCATCCGCCCGATGTAAGTGTTGAATTCTTCCTTATAGTTCTTTATAAAGCCTTTCGCAAGATTCTTTGCGAGGTTGTTATAAGCTTTCGAGCCTTCTTTTATGCCTTTTTCTTTGGCCTTATTCTTTAACGATTTGTTAAGTTCTTTTAAAGTCGAATCGCTAAGATACATAGCAGATCTTGAAATATCTTCGTTTTTGATAGAAGCCGCGATATATGCCGCCGTTATCTTCCCTTTCTTTAAAAGATCAGCGTTAAAAGCGTCATACTTGGTTATAAAGTCTTGCATAATGGTCTGCCAATACATAGTAGCTTCAGTAAGATCTTTTTCACCCCATTCATATTTAGCTTTACCAGATCCACCTTTACCACCAGATCCACCTTTACCACCAGATCCACCTTTACCACCAGATCCACCTTTACCTGGATCTTTAATCTTATCATCAACCGATAAAGCATTTTCTATAGGATCTTTGGTTTCCTTACTCACGCTTTCGAACATTCCACCAAACAGATTTTCGACTTTCTTCTTTAATTTATTATTTCGCTTTTCGTTATCGAAAACGCTGCTTATGTCTTTAAAGATATCAAGTCCGAACATCTCACCAATGTTCTTGCTTATTGTTCCAAAATCCAGAGCGGCAGAAGCATCAATACCAAGAGCTGCAGCTGCTTTATGAACAGCACCTTTAAACGCATCGATCCCTTTTGCAAAACCATTAGAAAAAGCCTGACCAAGGTTGAATGTCTCTTTTGAATAAGGTCCCTTTACATCAACAGGATCGTCTATAGCTTTATCTAAAGCTTCAACAGAGTCTTTACCTAAAAGCGACGAAACATTAAGGCAATTTTTGATACGCCTTTTTATACCAAGAACAAATCCATTCGTAAATGCATTGCCAAGTTTATAAGTTTCATCAGATACACCCAAAGGATCAGCAATAGCATCGTCAAGTGCATCAACTGCTATTTTTCCTATCGATCTACCTGCAGTTCGAACTACAGCCTTCATTGCAGGTGACAATATACCATTAGCAAAATTCTTCGCCATATTTTTGCCACTTGCAGTAACAATACTTGTTGATTTATCGACAGCCGCTTTTACTATACCTAAAAATGTCTCCATTTTTGAAGATATTGTATTTACTGCTTTATCAGAAACAAATCCTGATGAGAATTTTATTGATGCCAATTCGCCTAAGGTATACGTCGTTTCTGTCCAATTCTCAATAGCTATCTGTGCATCGCTACATATAGCTTTGGCGGTATTTACTATATCGTCTTGAAGATCTTTCATACCTTCCATGAACTTGGTCATGTCGCCTTGACCTGCTGTTTTAAAGGAATCTTGATAACCTTCGACTTCCACTAAAGCTTCTGCCATAGCCGCTTTAAATCTATCAACTGTTTCCTGTCCGATAAGTGTTAGACCACTCCAGTCAAGATTACTCATAGATGAAGCAAGTGCGTCAAAAGACTTAAACTGCGACGCAGAGAGTTCTTTATCAAGATTGTTGATCCGTTTCATCGAATTTATAAACTGTGTAACTATTGACTCGTTTAAAACATCAGAGTCTTTTACATTTTCCATAAACGATGCCGTGTTAGATCCTATTGCAGGAAGGTTTGCGGCGAATGCTGATAGTGTTCCACTACCCCCAGAATCTTTAACATGTACAGCTGCATTCGATAGTTTGATCAGTATTCCGGCAGCGTTTTGAGCCGCCACGATATTAAGTGATTTTGATTTAGAACCAAAATCCGAAAGCTTCTCCCCAAGAGTCGGCAACTGATTAGCGAATGTTTGAATATTGTTATCACCTGTGAAGAACGAAACAATTCCACCTTGATTTGGTATTTCTTGTGCGAAAGCGGTTAGCATTTTCATAACAGTTGCTGCTTTTTCAGCGGCATTTATATTAAGATCTTTGGTATGTTTGCTAAATTTCGCTAGTCCTTTTCCTAACATCGGCAACTGATAACCAAACGTTCCTATATTATTATCACCGATGTGAAGAGCTAATAATCCGCCTTGATTTGGTATATTCTTAGAAAACGCTATGATCATATCCATAGCTATTTTCGCTTTGTTGGCTCCATCTGTTTCAAGACCTTTTGTATCTTCGCAAAATTGTTTTAATGCTGGTCCAAGTGTTTTTAGTTCCTCGCCAAAACTATCAAGATCTTCAGTCTTTCCAAAGATCGCTTGGAACATTCCACCCGAACGTGGTAGAAGATGTGTCATACTAACAAGAGATACAAAAGATTCCGCAGCTTTTTTTACATCTTCTACATTTACCCCTTCTATCGAATCAGAAAATGCTTTAATAGCTTTTCCAACAACTTCGAGATCGCTTCCAAGAGATTCGGCTTGTGTTTTGGTACCAAAGAAATTAGCAAAACCATCCATTAAGTTACCAATAACATTAAACGAATCTAATATTTCTACTGCTGTAAGACCGGCTAACGTTCCAAGAACTGCTAACACTGCATCTGCTGCTCCGGAATCGTTAATGTCTTTCATAAGATCGAAGAACGGTTTCGAGTTGTTTGCAAAATCAGCCATATTTTGACCAATCGTCGGAAGACTTTGAGAAAGTCCAGCACCAATTCCTCCAACAAACTTGCCTATCATTTCTCCAAGTTTTCCAAAAAGATCTCCAATATAATCAAGACCTGTTCCGCCCGACAATGCATCTATAGCCCAAAGCACAACTGCTATAATGCCTATAAAACTTATCAAGTTAACAGCGGCTGCGATTCCAGCATATATCGGTAAACTACCAAGTATACCTATAACAACACCAACCGCAAGAAGAGTAACTGCAAGCGCTCCGGCGGCTCCAAGAGTATTTTGCCAAGGATACTTTGCAAGCATATATAAAGCCGTACCAATACTTAAAAGACCAATGCAAACTCCAATCATAGAAACCAATATAGAAGCTGCGCCATTCAAGCTTGGAGCAAGCTTTGACATGATACCAAACACCACTCCCATAGCGATCATACATGCTGATATGGCCCCAGCTGCTCCAAGAGAGTTTTGCCAAGGTTGAGACGATACCATCATGATAGCCAATCCAACAGCAAATAATGCTCCGACTGCTATGCTCATTGTGATCAAAGATTTTAATGCTTGACCAAGACCTGCATTCTTTCCAATTACCGCAAATACTGCGCTCATAGCAATCATACAACCCAATATAGCAACTGCCGAAGCCGCCAAATTCTGCCATGGTATGCCAGACAAAATATAAAGAGCAGCACCAATAGCTCCAATAGTCCCTATTATTCCAAGTAATATAACAAAAGTCCCGCCTGAACTTCTCGTACCGTTTGTTATACTCTTAAGAGAGGCTATAACAAGTCCAAGACCTATCATACACGCAAGCATTCCAGCCGCTCCAGTCGCAACCTGTTTCCATGGAAGTTCTCCAAGCTTTACTAAAGCGAATGACAAAATAAGAAGATCTCCGGTTATGGAAAGGAGTACTACTATGCTTTTAACATCTATACTTTTTGTAAATTGTGTCATAGCCATGATATAACCAAGAGCTCCCATCATAGCTACTAACGCTAATGTGCCTCGCAATACTTCTTCGTTTTTAAACGAACCCAGTATAGCAATTACTCCACTCATTATGATTAATGAAGCAGAAAGTGCAAGCATACCTACACCAAACTTCACCATGTCATTTTCTTTTGTAAGGAATGATATAGCTTCGAGTCCGGCGACAAACACCATAAGAAAACCGATAACAGTTATGCCTTTCTTTAATACTCCAACGTTCATATTACCAAGGAGTGAAAGTGATGCCCATAACACAATAAATGACAACGATAAAGCAAGCATACCTTTTCCAAACTCTTCAAACGAAGAGTAGATATTGAGTCTCTTTAATACGCCAACCAATACACCAAGACTTACTATACCAACTATTATGCCAGTAAGCTGATTAAGTCCTTTATGTATCTTCGCATACTCTTTTTCATCTCCAAGAACTTTCATAAGAGGTATGGCCGCCCAAATAGCAGTTACAGTTAAGAGAAGACCGGCTCCGGATGCTGCTTTAATATGACTCATTGCTATCGCTATAAGCCCGACAGTTGCAATTATCGGAAGTAGTTTAACAAAAGTATTAAAGATGTCACCAAGAGGCATAAGAGTGAGTTTTTGCATTGTATTGACTATAAGTAGAAGTGATGAAGCAAACGCAAAGATAGTAAGCCCGGATGTTTTAACACCTTTATCAAATTTTGAAAACAGTACCATCTCTGCCATAAGTGCCGCCATAGCTACAAGAGCTACAGTAAGATTGCCAATTACTCTTCCATAATTAACTCTTATTTCAGAGATCTTTGAAAGTGTGAGACTCATTACCATAAGAGACCCGGCAAGCGGAATGAAGCTTGTTATAAACGAATGGTAAAGCTTAGAAGCCCCAACCATCTGAGATCCTTTGGCTCCCGGTATCTTTGTAAGTGCCGTAAGAACAGCGTTAAATGCCAGTATCGCAATAAGCGATGCTCCAAGAACGGCCGCTGCTCTTTTGATTTGTCCTACTTCAAGCTGACCTAAGACATAAAATGCTCCGGCAATAATTACTATACCTTCAGCAAATACTTTAAACTGAGTCGATGCTTTCTCTACAGGTGCTATCCTGTCTTTTATAGCACTCATCGTTCCTGATATAGATTTAAACATTCCCGCCAACGACTTAGGAACATCTGTTGATGCTTTTGTAACTTCAGTTATAGCATCAATAAGTCCAAGTATAGATTTTGTCATCAAAAGGATTACGACAGTAAATATTAATCCAAAAACTCTCGCAGGTGTTATCTTATCTGTCAAAGCTGAAAAAGCATCACCAAGAACTTCAAGTCCGTCTTTAAGAGCATGAACTGCTTCGCTATTCGCTATAGATTCGAAGAATTCTTTTATTATATCGAATAACGATTTCATATTCGCTTTAGTATCTTCTACGACTTCATCACTTTTCTTAAAAAAGTCTATCATGGAAGATAACCCATCACCTACTCTTGCAAAACTGTTTATTATACCAGAAAATACTGTTCCAAAAACATTACCTAACCATTCCACACCTTTGACAATGCCATTTATTATACCACCAAGTACTGTTCCGGTATTTTCAATACCTTTCTTGATACCTTCTGCGATATTTGTAAAAAATCCGGTTATAGCGTTAATAACGCCTTCTATAGAGAAATTCGATACGGCATTTGCAAGAACATCTATTCCGCCGGTTACAAAATCTCTTATCGCAGTTACTGCCGTTACAAGAATGCCAACAAATGTTGAAAGAATAGGTATTGTCTTTTTCTCTAATTTCTTTGTATTTTGATTTGCCCCATCGACTCCTGCGGCATAAACCTGAAGCGGAGGAGCAATGAAGTCTATAACTTTACCGACTACCGATCCTACAGATTTGAAAAGCGAAATAATCGCATCTCCAAGAGGCTGTAGAAACTCAAATAAAGGTTTGACTGTTTGTGATAGTTTATCAAAAGCTGCTATTGCCAAAGTTATTCCTGTAAGTAAAGTTACACCAATAACTTTTAAAAGTCCCCCTAAAGCAGACACTACGACACCAACAACGCTTGATAAACCACTAAGTATTTTATACAGTCCTTGACCATTTTTTGTAGATTTTGAGAAATACTTTATAAGGTAGCTAACCACAGCTTTTATCTGTCTGAATCTCCATTCTACAGTTACTGCCACCTCACCAAGTTTTCCCATCAATGAAGATAATAACTTAATTGTGGGAGATGCTACTTTCCCTATTATCGAAAAGACATCACCAACTACTGTACCTAGTATCTTAAATACCGATAATACACCGCGGATAGCACTCTCCACATTACCGGCATCCTCTTTTGAAAGTCTAAGTTCCTGGAAAAATTTCTTAAAACTTTCAGTGATACGCTGTATAACATTAGCTTCGTTTTCAGGGAAGATTGATCGCCAAGCGTTCTTAAAAGGTTGTGCAAACTGCATAACAAATTTAAGCAAATAGTTTAGACCATCAACAAGATTATTTAAAGAAATTGTTATCTGAGGACCGCCTAAAAAGTCCATTATCTCGGCTCTTATTCCCGCAAGGGCTTTCTTATACGTCTCAACGAGTCTTGCTACAGAATTAGTCTCCCCCCATATAATGTTATCTTCAACCACCTGTCTTAGCTTTTTAATTTCTTCTTTTTCTTCTTTGGTTTTGGCTACAACCCCATCTAACTCCTGAAGTCTTTCATACGCTTTTTCTCCAAGGGCGGTCATGTAATACGTAGACTTATTAGCTTCGTCTGAAATCTGTTTATAAAGTATACGCTCCGACTTCGAAAGTTCGCCAGTTGCTTTCATTTTTGCTTCTAACCGCTGAAGTTCATAGTAGAGATTGGTGTTACCATCTTTTCCACCCGCATCGAAAAGCTCTTTGATCTGCTTTTTTAGGCTTTTCATCTCTGTAATCTGCTTCTTAGACTTATTCTCCACTTTATCGAGAGCATCATAAGCATTCATGTAAGCCTGAACTTGACCGTTATATGTAGCTTTACGCTTTTTCATGCTGTTTTGCATAATCCCGGTCATTATCTCTTCGGATCTTGTAAGGTCGCGATTGGCAAGAGCTGCATTATCAACTATCTTTATGTAATTGTCCCAACTTCCTGTTTCTTTTCGAAGCGAGTTAAGGGCAATCCTTGTCACATTAAAGATGTCTCTTTCAGCATTAATAAGAGGATCTGCAAAGTCAGCTCCAACTCTCGAAAGAGAAGCTTTCATATTATCGAAAGCGCCCTGAAAAGTCTCATTAGCTGCTTTAGCATGTTCTCCAAAAGCATCGTCCATAGCTTTGACAAACGTATCAAAACTTATCTCTCCTTTATATACAAGATCGTTTACCGCTTGTTCTGTGGTACCAAGAGATTTGGCAAGTGTAGCAGATGCGTTCATGCCTCTAAATGAAAGCTGTCTAAGTTGTTGAGTCATAAGTTTGCCGTTACCAGCAATTGTGGTAAAGATTCCAGCTATATCATCATAAGACGAGTTAGTCTGAGCTGCGATACCAGATATCGATCTGAGTGCAGTCTTCATACTATCGCCTATTTTGACATTTGACGCAAGAAACTGAGCTGCTGCTGAAGCTGCCGACTCGTATCCATAAGCGGTTCCTGATACTGCGTAATCTATGTCTTCTTTAACAGCTTTGAGTCTGTCTCCAACAACCTCAAGACCCTTCATTGTAAACTCGGCATCTTTTATTTTCATGGCTCTTGCCCATCCACCAGTTTTAATCTGGTTAAAAGGTGCCATAAGAGATGTTCCTACTTTACTTGCAAACTTTTCTACTTCACCTGTAATATCCCATATTACTCTTTTTATAGCAGTTCCAGAAACTCCAAACTGCTTCGTAATATTCTCAAGAGATGCTCCAATATCATCAAGCGTTACCTGCTTTGCGGCTTTTTGCATCTCTCGCATAGATTTGGTTTGATCGGAAAAATCAAGAGCTTTCTTTAATCTATCGATTGTTCCAAGAGATGTCTTAACATTTCTTTCAAATCCTTTATTGTCAAACGATAGCTTGACAACTTCATCTTCTACTTCTTTAGGCATTAGCTAGACACCTCCCTCCAAATATGGTCCTTTATCGCTTCAAATACAGGTTTAAGAGCTGGATTTATATAATCGATCCCTGAAACATATCCACCGTTTGGCATACCATGACCGTATTGAATAAGAACCGCTATTGGTATACCATTTTTGCGGTTTTCATTTGTAAATACAAGCTCTGCACCGTCTTCATAGACTCTTACCTTATACGACCAGCTGTTTGCAGTAAGGCCGGTATCTTTAGGTGTTGCTTCACGAAGTCTTTCGACTCCAATCTGTCCATACTTATCAAGACGATTGTAAATATAATGGGGGTTTAAACTTTGAAGATACTTAGTTGTCTTCTTAAACGTCCCCTTGGAGCTTGTAATCTTTATCATTTTGATAACCTCGTTAAATACTTTTTGGAAGCCCATCCCATCTTCTTACCAAAGGTTCCTTTAAGGAATCCATTTTGCTCTTCTCCAGTTGCTACAAAGATAGCCTCGGGAGGCATCTTTACTATAACCTTAGAAGTCGCAGATGGCTTATTTCTAAGTCTGAGACTCGTTTTAACATTAACGACATATTTAGTTTCGCCTTTGCTTGTCATGTCTTTCGGAGGATTGGTCCATGTGGCAATAAAATTAGAAGGGGTATAAAACTTCGTTTTTAATGTAGAAGAAGTAGACCCCCAATCTTTAAGTTGAAAATGGGGTAAATCTTTAAACGATTTCCAGTCTCCACCCCACTCGAGTCCTATAGATTTTCCGATTGCTCCCACTTTCTGAAAGAAATTTCCAGATGTATTATATGCTCCTTTTCCATCATTTCGATAGAAATCAAATGCCACTCCCCATTGATGCATAGACGAATAGCTACTTCCTCTAGCGTTCGTCACTATCTTTCCGGGTTTGGTACGACCTATCGCATAAAGTGCATCCTGTTCTTCAACAGTCCTAAAACACTCTGATATACCTATCTTAAGACCCGCTTTATCACATTTTTCTTTGAACTCAGCAATTTTATCCTGAAGCCTGGGATGTAGTTTTGTAATGTCTCTTCCCATAACTTTATTCTCCTTTCGGGGGTTCTTTTACGATCTTGAGTTGTTTAACGGCTGTTACTACTCGCTCCGCCGATCCATTACCACCAAGCGACGCATATGGTTTATAAAGGTAATCGACAAGATTTTCATATTCATCCTCTGTTATCCAACTTCCTCTTTCCAGATAATGCATTCCAAGAAATATTATTCTATCGTGTCCTAATCCTAAAACCATTCGTGTTGTAAGGTCTTTGGATTCGTTCTTCTTTTTTATCCAAGCCCAAAAACCAGTAGATGCCATGACAGAAGTAAATACAGTAATGACAAGTTCTATCCAATGAGCCATCACTTCTCACCTCCGTCTATTATTTTAAATCGAACAACGTCTCCGACTTCAGCTCCTTCAAAGTTTTTAGACTCGATAAGTCCATCGATTTTTGTCTCAGGAAGATCTGTAGCCAGCGACGTAAGAATAGACGCTACCATAGAAGTAAGCGTGATCCCAAGCACCGTCTTCCAATTAACATCGAATACGCTTACTCCAACTGCTATAAGCGATACCGCAGTTTGAGCACCGGTTCTTATAGCTCTTATAAGCGCCGCTTTAAGGAACTCCTTTGAAAATTTATCTTTCATGGTAATCCCCCTTTCTGGTCATCAACCTCGAAACTTATTCTGGACTCAAGTTCTTTATTCATTTCTTCCATCGCAGATAAAACAAAAGAACTTGATGGCGGATCAAATATTATCCGCACTTTATTATAGATATAAGTTCTGGCAAATCCTTTAACGACTTTATTTGTTGTAAAATCGTCCCAAGTTTCATCGACTCCTGTGACAACAAAACCCTCTTCAGGACCGGCTCCTATTTGGGTTAAGGTGGCGAATGCGGTATTGATAGCATCGACGATATCTACATCGAAATGATCATAGTCAGCACTCGGTCCTACCCTTTGTTTAATATCGTTTAAGATGCTATCCATCGAACGCATTCTCCTTCCATGTTTTTAGATCTGTTTAACGGCATGAGATATATAGGCAGGATTATCAATTACACTTACAAGATCTGCTTTGATATAGCCAATCACTCTGTCTACCATTACAGAAACAAAATCATTTGTGCAAAGCTCCTCGTTCACTTTAAATTCGGCATTTTGTGCAGCCGTAGTTAAGATCTCTCCTTCAAGACTCGGAGTCTTCCTTATATTAACAAGAGCCTTTATCACCTTGGCTATTTTAGGAATCTTCTTAACAGAGGTTTTATCACGTTTAGATTCCACCGGATTGACTTTTTCATCCAATTTTGATTCTCCTAAAACAGTTACTTTTACCGGACTGTTAATCTTTACTTCAGGTTCGGGAGTTACTGTTGTTTGGAATCTATTCTCAGATGCCGGATTTTTTTTCTTTGCATCTTTAAAACTCATAGGCATTCCTCCTATTTCTTTCTAGCTTTCATTGCAGCTCGACGTTCTTTATTTATTCGAGCTTGTTGTGCCAATACTTCAGACCTGGACATCTTATTCTTCGGATCGCTTTCTCCTCGTTTTACGTTTATGACCTGTATCAAAGTCATAAGATGATTGAAATGCCATTTCTGATAAGCCTCCGGTATACCAAGTTCAATCATCCAGTAATAGACGATCTCGTTCGTTAAAACGCTACTATGTCCAGCCATTCCTCCGCTTTTTGCACCTTTTGAATTATTACTAATCCAAGTCGCAGTCGCAGGATCATGAATGTAAGCATCGACCTCGTTTATAACCGCATCCGGTATGTGATGATAAACTTCTGGTGGTATATGCTGTGTTATCGTCATACACCGAATGTAGTCACAAGTTTCCTCGTACGACTTATTGGTGTGTTCATCGAGAAACGGTTTATGCCATTTTTGTTCCCATTTTGATATAGACAGAAGTGAATGCTCCAAAGTTAGTTCATACTCTTTATCAAGTGTAACAAACTTTTTAAGCTTATTATCCCATCTGTCCTCGGCAGGGATTACAACAGTAATTGGCATAATCTCACCTCCCAATTAAACTCCCGGAGTGGCAGTATTTCCTCCATTTATAGACTGAAGTTTAGCTCTTGCCGCTTCCTTAGCAGCTTCTACGGCTGACTTATTCCGATCGAGCGGTCCCTCATCAGGTTCAGGTTTTGGCATAACATCATTTACAAATACTGCCGCATAGTCGGCATCTGTCGCAAGCTTTGTAAACAGCTTTGAATAAGCAGGTAGCGACTTAAACTTTTTGAATGCTTCAGGTGACTTCTCAAATCCACCATCAAGAGTCCGAACACCATATGACATTTCGATGAGATTGCACATAAGATCGACCATCTTTTTGCGATCTCTTTCGTTTACAATCTTCTCAATAAAATTCTCCATGCCGCCTTCCTGAGAAAGCTCCATATGTACGAGCTCTCCTTCATCAATGTTGAAATAGAAGTCCTCGGTTCTTTTTTCACCATAATAGTCTGTAAAAGTTATCGTTTCTTTGCGCATAATTTTTCTCCTTTCAATGTTAAATTAGGAGCCTCCTTTAATTAAGAGGCTCCTAACGATTTTTAGCCCTGAGGTGTTGTGGTAGCAAAGATAGCAGCAACTTCGTTAGGAAGAAGAAGCTGTGAATCTGTACCAGCAGTTTCACCCTCTCCATCTGTTCCGTAAAGCTTATCCTCAAAGATCTTAAGCTTAGCAGCATCAGATTCCCTAGATGAGATTACGACATGAGCGGTAGGCTTAAAGCCCGGAACATCTACAGGTGTTGTTGTGATTTCCCAGCTAAGCTCTGCGGCCTCGGGTGAATCGTTGACTGTCTGACGCTGTCTCTCTGAGGGTGAAGCGGTACATCCGTACACAAGATGTATCTCATAAGCAAAATCGGTTCCTTCAGTATCGTTACCAACTTTTACTCTGTAAGCCAAACCAAACATCTGACGCGCCTGCTGTGAGATCTTTACACCAGGAGCAAGAGTCGATGTGCCATCGCACGCATCAAACTCGTCGGGAGACTGATAAGCCGTGATTGAAGCGCCGAACTCTTCTGCTGAACGAAGATTCAGATAAGGAATGTTGTCTGCATAAAGTTTTGTTGCCTCGGCACCCGAAGGTGACTCAGTAATGCCGGTAACACCGGACCATGCCACACCGTTGTTGTATTTTTTGGTTGTATTGTTGTAAGTGAAGAGAATTGTCTTATCAACACCAGTGGTGTAATAATGTTCTCCAACTACGTCCCATGCTAATTTCATGATTATTCCTCCTTATTAAGCATAAGTGATTACGACATCATGATGAAGGTTATCTGATACAAACGACCTACTAAAACGCGTATAAGGTGTTTTTAAAAGTCTATCTAAAATATCATCATTGTCGTCTTTCCGAATAAGTGTTACAGTATACGAAACCATGTTTAAATATCCCCTATTGTCGGCTTTCATCGTATCAATCGACGATATCACATAAACTATGGCCGGATACTTCATGCGAACTGTTGAAGGTGGATCGTAGTACACTTGACATGATCCAAGCAATCCACACAACTGTTCATGTAATTTCAGTCTGCGATCCTCTATCGTCATTGTACTCACCTCCAAGAGTGAGGATAAGCCTTGGATGCTTAGCATCGTCAATGTTAGTCACCTTCCATTTACTTCCACGCCAAGCAACATAGACTATCCTGTTCATATTAAGAAAAGCATGAGAGTCGCCTACTATGGACACCTCTGCCGAAACCGACAAATCATCATTAAGATGTGAGCTCGTTTTGTATGCTGTTGAAACTCTGTTGTAGTCCCCAGAATATAAATATTCTTGTATCATTGCTCTGAATACACCCGGACGAACTTCAACCTCATCCTCCATAAACCCAATAGCTCCATAAAACTTCATAGGCTTCCCTCGCTTTTTCTTTGCTTATTTTGATTTTTAGCCCTCAGCTACAAGACCTTTGCCGAGCTCGAAGACCATGGCTGAATGAGGCTTGATAAGCATTCCCGAGATCCTTGTCTCGATCAGAAGCTTCTGCTGATTGTAATCAATGTCAAAGTCTTCAAACATTGATACAGCACCGCCCTTATCAGCGCCAACACGGTAATCCATAAGATTTACAACAATGCCGATAAGAGGCAGATTGACTGACGCGCCACCAACAGTGGTCGTCCTTGTCAGACCTTCCATAACTTCAACCTCAACGATCTTCGAAACACGAAGAGCCGTACGAAGCTTCTCTTCCGTATCATAGATTACGCGGCCTGTAGAATCCTCAAGAAGTAACATGTTGGTAAGAACCTCTGCTGTAGTATAGAATGCAGGATTTCCAGATCCCTTATAATCTTTACGAGCCTTGATGATGGCCCTGATAGTAGCCTTAGCAATCTCGTCCTCGGTAGCTCCGTTCCTAACATCAACACGTACCTTATTAGCATAAAAGTCGTCCTCATGATAAATGCTCTTAACATGTTCTTCTTTAATATGCTCTCTTGAACTGGTAAGACGTCCGTCACCGACAAGGATCGCCCGTGCAATTTCCTCATCGAGCATCATTCTCATCTCTGCCTTAACCCATGCAAGCACTTCGAAGTCTGTGATGTCGTTAAGATCATCCCTATCGAAACGCTGCTTCTTAAAAATTGTCTGAGGTGTAATCTCACGCTGAAGAAGGCTGATAACCTCATCCTTCTTGAAGTCGCCCTTAATGTAGCCCCTAGCTCTTGCCTCATCCTCCGTGATATCGGCAAAGGTCGTCTTAAAGCGGCTGAAAGGTGAACGTGATACGCCATTGATTACAGAATCAACCCAGCCGTTATCTCTCTTTACAAACTCGGGGGTTGTGTAGATGTTCTTTGCATCCGGGAAAAGAGCCTCAACTCCAAGGCTTCCAGGAACATTCGGATTGGTCATAATTCCATATCTTTCACCGTCATGCATGAGTTCATCTTCGCCGGTCTCCTCGCAATGTGCAAGCCATGCCTTCTTTACGGTTCCATATCTTTCACCGTCTGAAAGCAGATCACGTACATCAATGCTGTGTGCAATAACTCCGCCCATCTCATTGTCAAACAGGTTGTGCTTCATTTCTTCTTCCTCCTCATCTTCGTCCTCATCTTCTCCTGCGCTATCCACAGCAGCTCCAACAAGGGCATACATGGCATTCTTCTGTTCCTCGGTCATGCTGTCTACGATCTCTTTGATCGTCTTCTCTTTTCCATTCTTCTGTTCTTCTTCCTCAGCATGTGATAAAGATTTGTTACTCATTTTCTTTTTCTCCTCATCCTGTGTTTCCGATTCATCGGTATCTCCATCAAGGTCGTCTTCTTCGTCGATGTCATCTTCCGTATCATCTTCGTATTGGGTTGCCTTCTTGGCCTTCTTGGCCTTCTTGGCCTTCTTATCATCCTCGTCTTCAGGATCAGCATGACTGAGTGAAAGACCTGTATATCCCGTTGTATAGATCATGGCCTCAATCTCATCACTCATTCCTGAATGTTCCATAAACGACTCGATACGAGCCTCAGGATTCGCACCAGCCAGTACGAGACTTACTTCACGAATTACTCCATGTGCCACACCATTAGCCGATTCCTTGAGCCTATTAGCCCAAATAGAAAGAGACCCTACGTCACCATGACGCACGGCCTCTTTTGCTGCTCTTGCATTATCTGAATCGTTGAATTCACAGTATGCATACATGCCTTCAGGTCTTGCCTGTAAAAGTGCATGTCCTAATACGTTTTCAACGCCGTCGTGCTGATGGTTCCAAACAAGAGGAACCTTCATTCCATCCTGGTCTGCAAAAGCGTCTTTCAGAATCGTTCTACCATCGGCACACTTGACATTCGCTCTGGTTGCCCAACCACAAAAGTCAAATTTCTTGCCCATTTTGATTCCTCCTTATTAAGTTACTGTTATTCGATTGCCTTTCTTAACTCACCATTCGCTTCGTATGATCCTTCTTCACTCGGCTTTGTTTCAGAAGATTTATCTTCTGTGATCGGTATTCCAGTGCCTTGATTTTGGTCGGGCATATTGGAATTCCTAAGTTGATCTGCTCTTGGATCACTTGAAGGTTTCCTTCCAATAAGACCTCTGACCTCGTTTGAGGAAAGAATCTCATTACGTGTAAACTTGTCCGCGATTTCGGCAATCTGATTAACGGGAACAAGTTCAAACGGATCCCTAAAGTACCAAATGACTTGTCCTCTTGTTCTTGCATTTTTGCTTAAGAACTTTCTTGTCATTTCTTTAGTGATCGCAGTGAGTATTGGATTGATTGTTGAGTTGTAGTAATTTAACAACTCTTGCTCTCCAGCTGTTCCATTTAATATGGACTCTGTAAGACCTAATTGGTTATAGAGCAGTTCTCTAAGATCTGTATACTGTCCCCATAAGTTATTCTCAAGCGGTCTATTAAGCTGCGTTATACGTTCTGTAGCATCCATATATGCAATGCCGTATTTAGAATCTACGAGCTGAGCTTCAATCTGTTTTCGCCTGTTTTCAGCTTGATCAGTTTTTGCTTGTGAACGTATTGAATATGGGAGCTGCACAATAATGTCGAGTTTTCCTGATGCATTTTGATCATTTATAGAATCGATATGAGTCATCACTCTAAGTAGTCTCTTTAGAGTGCTGTTCGGTTCGTTCATGATCGAATAGAACGGATTTGTTATTATCGCCGTGGAAGATTTCGGCACAATCTTATCGTAGTGTTTTCCATCTTCTTCGTTATATACCGAAACTTTTACATGTTTTGGATACCACTCTATAATCTTAGCAGTTCGCATTGTATAGATATCGAATGTGTTATTAAGATTAGGATTTATACTGGTTTCAATAGGTACAACAGCAACAGCACCTTCATCAAACATAGAAAAAACTATGTCTTGAATAAAGTCATTCGAAGTCTGATCTAAATTAGCCTCGATAGTAAGGCAATAATTCAGTCTTGAATTACTTATTGTCTCGACATAGTTTCTATTATCATCGATGATTGCGTGTTCTATCTTTATAGCCGCGCAATCAAGAGATATTCTATTGTAAATACTTGCAACCACAGATCGCCTTGAATCTCCAAAATATGGTTTCGTCATTCGATCAGGTCTTACATACGACGCCGGTCCTATATTTTGTGGAATTATGAGTTCGGTAGGGTCTCTACCCATAAAAGCATTCCAGGCATGAGATAGTCTGGAACCAAGCGTTTCATTTGACATTAGTTACTCCTTTTATATAGGCGGTACCCGCGCTATTGTTTACTAACCTTATACTTTCTTGTACTTACGAGTCTACTTGGACTTGTTGATTCCATATATGCTCCTAAAATAGCTCCAAGAGGCATTCCAGCAATTGCAGTTCCAAGTGCTATCGCAGCTAATTGCTCCCCGCTATTTATGTATTTCTTGATATCTTTACCTGCCGTAACCTTTTGACCTTTAGATTCAGCAGTAGATATTACATCGTGCATAAGTCTGGAAATCTCTTTAGAATTCGTAAGATATGCTTTTCCTTGTTTAGTAAACTTGTCTATGGCTTTTTTACCAGCTTTGGTGTTAGCAGTTTTTCCACGACGAATCTTATCAGCTTCGGCAAAGTTTTCGTTAGCATTTGCTTTTTGTTTCCTTCTTTGCTTTTCAAGATAATTAAGGGATTTTTTTGTCATTCTTGCCGATTTTGTAGACTTATCTATATCTGGTTTATCCCCAGTTTTCCCATACCGCTGCATACCTTGAACAGTCAGTGTACCATCTGGATTTTGATAGCGTCTAACACCCCATTTCATACCAATGACGCCATAATGCATTAATTCGTCGGGTCTTAGTGATCTTTGATACATGTTATCGCCTCATACGTTTTTTCTACGACCTCTAGTAGCCCATCTCATTCCAGGACCACCATTAGCAGTATCTTCCTTTTCCTGAATTTCTCTTACTTTAGGATCTAAAGAGTAATAACGCTCAGGTATTTCATCATGTTTTTTTATACCAAGAGCGGACTCGACTACAATTCTTCCAGATTTAGCAAGACTTTGAACATCGTTATAAGACTTCGTGGTATCCTGTCCTTTGGATTTCGATAATTTATTAACATTCATGGACAGATTCTGTATTTCATTAAGATTTCTAAGATATGATTTACCTCTATTCATATACTTATTCATCTTATCAGCATCGCCTTTTTCCTGTGCTTTTATAAACTTCTTAGCAGCTCTTATAGCTTTCGAAGCCTGTTTATCAGATTGTTTATATAGCCATTTCTGAGAAATATCCGATGCAAGTTTTGATCTTGTGCTTTTATCAAGATTGATGCCTTCAACAGGCTTATTGGTATGAGATGTAATCTTGTTTATCTTTTTGTCAAGTCTTTTGTTTTTAAGATCGAGCTCCGACATCGCTTTAGACGCTTTTCTCATTCCGACATCCCGCTTCTCAATATTGCGCATACGGATTTTCTTAAAAGGCGAAAAAGTACTTTTTGTATTTAAAGAATCATAAGCATTCTTATACTTATTATAATTCTCTCTGTTTCTATACTTTTTAGAATTTAGTCGTCCTAATCTTTTTGCTCCCGCAGGTGTTAAAGTACCATCATAGTTCTGATAGCGTCTAACACCCCATTTCATACCGAGGACACCATAATGCATTAATTCATCGGGTCTTAGTGATCTTTGATACATATCGTTATCCTTTCTTTAAAACAGCATCGCCAATACTGTCGATGATTTTATCACTTAAAGGTCGACCTGCTACCAAAAACGCAGATGATGCTAAAGGGTTAATAAGCCCTTTCGATGCAACTGCAATAGCTATGCCAGCAGTTATCTTCGCTCCAGTTTTTATGTATTTCGCAACTTTTTCTTTATCGACTGCAAACTTCTTAGCCTTTTCTTTTGGCATAGCTTTTATTTTTTGAGTAGATGATTTTGATTTATACTTCTTTTTTTTTGTATCCGTATTCTTAAGCCTTTTGCCCGTTGAAATGGAATTGCTAAGCGGATAAGGCGGACCGTTTTGTACACCCCATTTTTGTCCGTCTATTCCGTGATGAAATAGCTCATCGGGTCGCAATGGTCTTACAAAAACATTCATCACGCATATTCCTCCTTATACATCTTATAACTAACATATGCATCAAGCATTGCTGCTACATTGTCTATCTTTTCTTCTCTTCGTTTTTTAAACAACTTTCTATTACCATTTGTGTCTTCAAGAGCTATACAATTACCCATAGTAAACTTCATGATCTCCTCGTCAAAAAGGAGCATACGCTCTTCAGCAAGGGTTTTAAGCTCTCCGAGAGGAACTGTTTCGGTCTTAACACCTTGAGGCACTTTAACTATTCCATAAGGACCATTTTCTCTTTCCCATCTCGACATAAACTCGGACGCGTTATAAGGATCGTATCCAATCGAACAAACGTCGTAGTCTCTATCTATAATGTGTTGATAAAGATCGTCATAAACATCCGTATCAATGTTTAAAACTATTCCTTCCATCACAATAAGACTGCCTTCCTCTATGAATGTCATGTACTTTTCTCTAAGAGCTCTTGGAAGCTTCTCATACGTAAGCCTCGTTATGTAACTTCTCGTCTTAATCCCGAACGAGCCATCAGGAAGAGGAAATATAAACGTAAAAGCACAGAAATCATCACCTTGAGACATATCGCATCCCATAGCACAACGCATACCCCAAAACTTTCTTTTCTTATGAAGTTTTGTTTCGTTATATGTAAAGAAGTATGTATACCCTTCTGTAGGTATGCCAAAACGCTTAGCCAAAATATCGTTTTTGGTTGCAGGAGCATTTTCTGCTCTTTCAACATCAAGCTGATAGGTCTCATAGCTTACAGTCTTTCCAATATTAGGATTCGCTTTAACCCACATCTGAGGATTTGATACTTCTCTTATATCATCAAGCTTGTAATACCAAATACTCACATGAGGGTTATAGTATTTACCCTTTAAAATATCCATAAGCTCCATCTTCATAGAATCTCCAACACCATTTCGTACGGTTCCTTCAGAAGAGCTTGCTATTATGATGTAATCATCAAGCTTCGAAGCTCCTTGCTCGATCGCGCCTACAACATCTTCTTTAATGTCTCCAGAAAGCCACTCGTCAACTGTCGAAACCATTGGTCTAAGTCCTTGAAGTTTATCTCTATTCATCGGTCTTATCTCAAGAAGAGAGCCCGTAAGGAAATTTTCAATACCTTTTTTTGTAGGAGCTAATTTTTGCCTTTGAAGCTTATTGCCCGTTGTGTTCCTAACCGATCCTTCAGTCATAAATTTAAGCCATGGACCTCTCGCTCTAATAATAGAGGTTCTAATAGGACTCATGACTTCTTCAGACTGCTTCATTGTTGGAGCGGTTGTTATTTGATGCGTTGTCTTACTATCTACAGAAACATAGTAATTTTGTATTGTAGAATCGTACATAGACTTAGCGCCACCACGAGCAATGATCAGATACTGTTTTTTAGTAAGACGTTGCCATACTTTTTTCTTTACGAATTTTCCGCCTCTTCCAGTAGGTGATGGTTGCCATACTGACTTTTCTATCGTGTAATACCATCCGAAAATCTCTTCGCCCCATAATTTAAAAGAGTCGAGAAGGAAAAGGTCTGATCCATCGGTAAGCGTGAGCTCATCTTCACAGTACCTAATCCATCCCTCGACTTTATCTGGGTCGTAATACACTCCAGGATTTTTGATAAGGTCATCTATCCTGTTCATTTCCATAGCAACTTCTTTATTTACAGGTATCTTCCCTCTTAGCACATCGTCACGGAACTTACCATAATAAATGGGAGTTGCTGTATTGCTAAGACCCATGATTTTGTACCCCTTATTTTAGTTATCTTTTTTATCGTTTTTTATCTTAAGTTCTTGTTGAACATAAGATCCAAACGAAGGATTATCACTTTTAATAAACGCTTTATCGAGTATCGTTTTCGCAGCAGCCGCACCTAAAGCAACCGCCCCAGTTTTAATTGCTGTAGATATGAATTGATTTCCAGCAGAAGAAAACTGTTTTTTCACAAACGATTTTCCTTTTTCGCTTGTTCTCGTATCGTTAAGAAGATTGTTATACTCTTTTTCCTTCTTAAGTCTTTCAATCTGAGCATTAAGTTCAGCATCTGTCATATTCTTAGCATTCTTAGGTCTTGACGAAAAAAGCGATTTCTTAGGATTATCATCTACAATAGCTTTTGTAGATGATTTATTTGTCGTATCTTTTTTATCCCTCGCTTTTTTCAAATTCTTTATACGCTGTTCTTTTAACTTCTTCGCATGTCGTCTTTCTTTAAATGTGGTTCTAAGATACGCACCAGTTTTCTTATCAACCTTGGCTTTACCTTGGGCAACTCTTCTTCTTCCAAGAAGTGTTAAGGTACCATCTTCGTTCTGGTAACGCCTTATACCCCATTTCATACCGAGGACGCCAAAGTGCATAAGCTCATCGGGTCGCAATGGTCTTTGGTACATAGCTTTATCTCCTTTATTATTTCAGGTTTAACTGCTTCTCTAAAGCTTTCTTATTCTCATACATGTTTGAATACCAGTTTATGTATTCTTTTATGTCTTGTATTGTAAGATCTTCTTTGTTTAATTTCTGATCTCTTATACCGGCTCTATACCAAGACTTAAGGGCTGAAGTTGTCATGAGCATGAAAGGTTTATCCTTAAAGAACGACTTATCCGGATAGATTGTTTGATCAGAAAGCTGAACACCTTCTACAACAAGTTTTTTCTTGCCATATAATTTTTCGCCATATTCACTAATACGATCGCCAAGCTCATCTATCATCTTCCAGCGCCTTTTCTTATCATCAGGATTCTTACTTCCAATAAGTTTCAAATATCTTTCTCTGTCATATCCTTTTTGCTTTAAAAACTTATTAAAGTCCTTGTTAGAGTCATTCTTGAATGAATCTTTACCTATTTGCTCAAGATAAATATCAAGATGTATTACTTCAGCGTTTCTGGCTTTTGCAATCTCTTGTGCCTTTGTAGACTTTCCAGATCCTGAATAGCCTGTTACATAAAGAATATTAGTATCTTTACTTTTACCCCAGCTATCTACATTGGCTGTCTTAGTATTTTGCTTGATATTTTTTTTTTGAAGACTTCCAATTGGATATGGAGGTCCATTCTTAACACCCCAGTGCATGCCTTTAGTGCCGTGATGATAAATATCTTCCGGTCTTAAAGGTGTAACAAATGTATACATATCTTATCTCCACGGTGCTGTGTCATTTTCATAACGCTCATGTAAAATATACTCTCTTGGTTCCATGCCATAATGTATCGCTCGATGCGTTCTATCAGATACGCAGATTACATTGTTCGAATCGAGAAGCCCTGTAATATCTCCATCTTTCAAGTTCTCAAACTTGATTGGATTGATATGGTGGATCAAGATCTTATCTCGTATAATATAATCTTCATCGATCACTCCAAGATCATACCCATTATCTCTAAGAATTATTTCTCTTCGAAATTGTTTCCACTCTGGAGATGCATAAAACTTTTGATTCAAATATCTTCCGTGTCCAAATGTATCTCTGCCGACTATTCCATTCAGTTTAAGATACTCAAGTCTTTCAAGATAGGTTTCAAACTGCATCATCTCGTGGTATGTTCTTCTATAAGCTTCCACTATAAATCTTAAATGCATCAATAGCTTCTCCGTAAAGAGCTTTGATGTCTTCGGCAGATTCATATGCTTTTCGTTTAGCTTCAAGAAGTTCATTCTCTCTTCTTAACTTTTCAACTTCTTCTTGTTCTTTTATTGTTCCAAGTTTTAAAAAATGACAAATAACCTGTGAAGAAGCCGTCCCGTTTAAAAGTTGCTGTTCAGCAACATCCATAGCAAGTCCAACGCAACGTATTTCACGTTCTTCCTGCGAGTGTGCAGCAGGTAGCGGACTTCTATTGCTTGTTTCGGTGGTCTTCTTAGAAGTTCTACCCATCTTTCTTCTCCTTTCTTATATGTTTAGATATACTTTTCGAGAGCGGCGACACTGTTTTGCATGTGTTTTTGGTGAAATATGTAAAAGAAGGAAAAACTATTAACCGCTTAAAGAAGCAAAAAACACTTAACCATTTCTCATAAGGGGTACTTCGAAATTTCGCCGCCCTTGAAAAGTATATCTATGCAAAATATCATTGTTGGTTTAGCACAAACCTAAAATATAATTCTACCCCCGGAGTTTTTTTGACG